TCAATCCCCCTTCACTGCTTCATACGATTTCTCGCAGGCAGTACCGGCTATTCCTCGGTCGTCGGCGACAGCAGCATAGAGTTGAGCAGCCGCTCCAATCCTGCCGAACACGTCGGCTCGCATTCTGGCGGCGTCTTCGGCTGCCTGGCCGAGCTGGGCAGTGATGGCATTGCCGGCGTCACGACTGCGTTGCTCAGCTGCTGCGAGGCGCTGCTGCAGGCGCTCAAGAGCACTACCAGCGCGCTCAGCATCAGTACGCGCTGCAGCCAGTTGTTCCTGTGCCTCTGCATCTGCTTTCTCCGTTGCGGCCTGGCGCCGCTGGTTTTCCTGAGTCACGAACAGCGCCGCACGGCGGTCGCGCTCGCTGACTTCGGTGCGGTAGTTGGCTAGGTCCGCCTGTGCCTTAAAGGCCACAGACTGAGCCGACAGCACCCGGATCTGCTGCCCACCGGCCACAATGACCAAGGCAAGGACCCAGTAGGCCCAGCTGGGCACAAACTTCAGCCAGGAGGTCATCGCATCACCTCACGGACGGCAGCAGCGAAGTTACGGCCCCACTTGGCGCGGAGCTCTGCGCGCTGCTCGGCAGTGCCACGATCATATGCGCCAGGGCGCCACGTCTTCAGGTACAGCCGCCAACCGCCTTCCACGTCATCCGAGCTCGGCAGGCGGCCGGGATCGCTCCAAAGCAGAAGGCGAGCCAGCCCAGCGGCCAGCACATCGTCATGCTCGATGGCAGTCCAGATAGATCGGTTGTCAGGAGCAACGCCACGCGCACGGTACAGCGCAGCGGCATGGGCCTTGGTGGCTTCATGCGTGCGAACGCCAGCCACCATCCCGCCGCCTAGCTCACCCTGCCAGAATGACCGGGCCGGGCCGTTGCCCATCTGGCGGCGGTGGACAAAAAGCGATTCCTGCAGCCCGATAGCCAGCAACATGATCTCGGCCTCTCGGCTAGACATCCGCGCAGGCAGCAGCGCGAGAGCGGGCGCTATGGCTCGCTCCCGTATTTCAGAGAGGGTCATGGGTAAATCCTTGGGCAAAAGAAAGCCCCGACTGGCGGGGCTGTTAGATGGACTTGAATAGGGCTTACCCTTAATCCACCACGTGATCCCTTGCAGCCTGGCGGGCAAGCAGGATGTCGTCCGGTATGGGCACGCCAGTCTCCTGCATGCGGACCACATACCAGTCGGTAGACAAAAGATACGCCCTAGATTCTGCGTTGACGCGCTTTCGCTCGGCTGCTTCTGCCTCTTCGGCCTTCTGTTCAGCGGTTTTAAGTTGGCTCCAGTTGATGGTCATACGGACGCCCCTTCTTCGGCAGGTTCTTCAAACAGTTCAGGCTCCGGTTCAGGATCAAACGGCAGCGCAATCAGGCCATCCTGTGTGACGTGTACCGGCTCAGGAAAAGCCACAGCGCGCGAAGGGCTAGGCCCATGCGGCAGGCGCAGGGTCAGGTGCAGCTCACCGTTAATGCGCGACACGGGGCCGACGATCCAGTCCGAATCAATCGCCTCGGCCGGCAGCGTGGCGCCATCGGGCAGCGGGCCGAAATCGAAGGCTTCGCCGTTGAGGGTCAACACGTCGCCAGTTCGGGAAGCGGTCAGGGTTTCGTCCAGGCGGACAGGGGAAAGAGTGATGTGCATTGAGTGCTCCGATTAGTACCAGCGACCAATTGCGGCAACTGAAAAACCCGAACTGGTACGGGTGCCGTTAGAAATTATCCACCCCCGGAGTGAGCCCGCAGAAATTGCGTTGGGTGCTGTAGCTCCATGCGTCAAGACCCTATCCCCACCGCCGGCCTGCCCAAAAACAAGCGGCGTTGCCGAGAAAGCGGCCGGGAACGTCCAATCAACATCACTGGACGCACTCAACGAAATTGAATGTTCGCAGACCAACAACCCGCTGGCGAATTTGGTATATCTGCCGTTCGAGTTCGCCGCCGATTCGATGATCGCCCCCGTAGGCACGCCACCTGTTTGCGAGACGGCGCCGAGGATGTTGCCGGTGTGGAATAGCCTGACCCGGTTACGCCATACCGTATCGATTCGGCGGCGATACCAGATGTCGTCCGTACCCGCTGCTCCGCTATTGACGAAATCCAACTCAAACAGCCGATCATTACTGCCGTCGCCCCCGCCGAATGTCGCCCCCATTAGAACAAGCGAGTTGTTGCTGAACGGGAAATTAGCCGTATTGGCTGTTCGGTAGAGCCCTGAAGGGGTGGTGTAAGAATCGGCATCAGCTAACACCGGGGCTCTATTCCCAACTGTCTGTGATCCCAGCCCAAAGGCCCCTACTGGCATCAGCGCCCCGGCAGTGGTATCAGTCAGCCCAGTCTGCGCCGCCCTTGTCGCCGCCGTCCCGAGCCCGAACACATCCCGCGCCGCCGCCTTCTGCGCCGCCGTGCCTGGCAGCGCGGCGATATACAGCTCGGCAAAGTTGGCAATGGCCTTTTCGAACGCCGTGCGGGCGCTGTCGCCGCCGGCGCCGCTGCCGGTGGCGCCGAGGTTGATGATCTGTTGTGGCATGTGACATACCTTTATTTGAGCAATAAAAAACCCGCACTAGGCGGGTTGTTTCTTGAGTCGCGAACTAAAAGCCTGTTACGTCTATGACATTTGTAAACACTATATCAGCTCTCCCGTAGTAATACTGTGAGTTGCCCACATCCCCCGGGTCCTGTGGGATAATTCCAAATACAGAGGTGCCTCCCTCAACTAAAGAACCTGAAACTCTAACAGAGCTTGCAAGCATTAGGCTAATAACCATCCCACCTCGTATCGTTCCTTGAATACCAATGACTGTAGAACTATTAGATACTGCGTAAGTTCTGCCATACGGTAAAGTAAGCGAGTCGCCGGACGCCCACGCCAACTGGTAAGATCCTACAAATCGCAAAAGTTTTGAAGACGAGTCAAAAGTAAGCCTTCCGCCCTCATCGAATAGTTGGAGGCCGAACCCAGAATCAGCTGAAACTTGCTCGTCAAAGATATAGTATGTAGCAGTTCCAGAGGTTTTTGCCATTAACTTCCATGTGTGCACCCCTCCGCTGACTGTTTTCTGTATAACTGCTACTAAAGGCCCACCTGAAAGAAACAGGGTTGGGTTTTTACCGGTGATGGACAGCGTTGCACCACCGCTGCCGTTATTTTGGTTAAGCTCTGCGACATAAACAGAACCTTTTGCTATTAAACGGTACGTCATGAACATATCGTCTATCTGCAAGCTGCCGTTGTCCCTGGTAATTGACAGACCAGCCCTGCTCATTATGTTACCCCGTATATTACAGAAGCACTTACATTGGCAGTAGAACCAGGAGGAAACTCCCAATAAATGGTACTACCAGAAACCCAAATTACAGGTGGTTTACTTTGTGGAGCTAAGGACAGCGGGGCACTAATTATGAAAGGCACCCCATTACCAAGTCTGGAGTCCGTCAAGCTACCATTCGATGCAGATGTTACAAAGTTACCTATAACCAGCCCGTTTATTGTAGTAGTGTCCATAACCATGGTACCCCCTGCATCCCAAATCTGCAGTCCCTGACTCATGCCCATATCCCCAGTCGAACACGTCTCATGTCGTTTGAGTCGAAGACCTCAATCAGCTGGTTGGTGATCTTCAACCTCCCCTGCCCCGCCACCATCCCGTTAATCTCAAAGGCGCCCGTCTTGTCCAGCCTCCACCCCTGCTCGTTGGCCACATAGTTCGTGGACTGCAACGAGTCGGCTATCTTGGCCATGGTGATCGACGCATCGCCGATCACCGCCGAGTTGATGAACACCTGCCCGCCCTGAATCACGAACGGCGTGCTGATCTGCCCGTTGGCCACGTTGATGACCGCGAACCGATCCGCCTGGAACAGAACCTGGCTTTGCATCCCCTGCGGCGTGTTCTCGATGCCCAGCCCCATGCCGGCGGCGTAATACTGGCCGTTACTGGTAACGCCCAATTTCACCGAATACATGGCCTGCAGCTTGCCGTCCGTGGTCGCCTGCGCCTGGCTAACGGTCTGCACCGAGGCCGCGGCGCCGTTCGCCGTCGCCTGCACCGTGTCGATGCGCGACGACAGCGCGCCGTCTGCGTTCGCGCGGGCCGTGGCCTCGCTCTGCAGGGCGGCAGCAATGTCGCCATCGACCTTGGCGGACAAGGTGTCCACCCGTTGCGCCAGGGCGCTGTCGGCCGTGGCGCGGGCCGTCTGCTCGGCGGTGATGGCCGCCGCGTTCCGGTCCACCTGGGCGACCACCGTGTCAATGCGCTGACCAAGCGCCATGTCTTCGGACGCGCGGGCGGATTGCTCCGACCACACGCCCGCCAGCACTGACGTGGCGCCGGCATTCCAGCCCATATCGCCGGCCAGCGGCGGGTTGATCTGCGCCGATATACCGTCGATGCGGCTGGCCTGGCTGGACAGTGCGCCCTCGGTACTGGTCACGCGAGTATCCAAGGAGCTGATGGCGCCGGCCTGGGCCGTGTTCACGCTCTCAGCGCTGGTCACCCGGTTGGTCAGCGAGGTGATCGACTGGCCTTGGCTGGTCAGCGTATTGCCCTGCTGGGTTACCGTGTTGCTCAGGCTGTTCAGCGCTTCGGCCGTGGCCGCGGCCGGAATGCGCGGGTCTGTGGTGTCATCCCAGGTTGTGCCGTTCCAGCGGCTCAGCTTGTTGTTCTGGCCTGCCGTGGTATTGACCCACAGGTCGCCCACCGTCAGCCCCGTGGTCGGGGCCGCGGCCTGTCGATAGGTGCGGTTCTTCGTGCCGACCGTGTTGGTCAGACTGGTAATCGATTGGCCTTGTGAGCTAATCGTGCCTTCAGCGCTGGTCACGCGCGTGTCGAGCGCCTGCAGCGCCGAGGCGTCAGCCTTGGTGGCCAGCCCCGACAGCGCATTGGCCGCAGCCGCGGCGGCATCCGTTGCCACCTTGTCGGTCACCTGCGCCCACGCCGAGCCGGTCCAGCGCTTTGGCGTGTTGGCGTTGTTGGTGGTGTCGATCCACAGGTTTTGTGCCAGCCGGTCCGCCGTGGCCGGCGCGGCCGACTGGACAATCACCTTGCCTTTGCTGCCCGCCAGGGTCGCCGCATCCTGCGCGGCCTGCTGCGCCGCCACCGCCTTGCCGTCCACAGTGGTGACGCTGTTGGTCAGCGAGGTGATCGACGAGCTGTTCGACGACACTGTGCTTTCAACCGTCGAAACTCTTGTGGTCAGCCCTGATAGCGCCGTCGCTTGCGCAGCCTGTTGCGTCTCCGCGTTGGTGATGCGGCTTTCGGCGGCCGTGATGGCCTGGGCGTTCGCCGTGTCACCTGCGGCGCGGGCCTGCTGCTCAGCCAGAAGCGCGGCGGTGGATGCCGCCGGCGACTCCTTGCCGACCGCAATCCAGTCGATTTCGAAAACATCGTCGACCGTGCTGGTCAGCCAGATATGCAGCCGAGTGATAGTGCTATCAACCCAGTCCGTACCCCCGGTGGTAAGGGCAGCCATGTCCCACTCAACAATCGCCGACTGACCCACGGCAAGCCCTGGGTCCGCCACAATTTTGCGGTATGCCGAGACGCTGCCGTGGTTCGCCGTCACGTAGGTGACATAGCCCAGCCAGCCGCTACCGGCTCTGCGCGTGATCCGCATCCGCACTTTGGTGGCGGTCTTGCCATCAATCGCCAGGTTTGACGGCGAATTCAGGTATGCCGACGTGCCTGTTGCGGTAGCCGTTATCACGCCACCACCCACTGCCAATGTGAGGCGCGTAGCCGACCAGCCCTCAAGCCCCGCATCGAAGCCGTAGTTAAGCACCGCATCGAACAGGCCGGACCTAGCCTGCAGGCTATCGACACGCTGGGTCAGAGCGCTATCGGCATTCGCCCGCGCGGTTTGCTCGGCGGTAATGGCTGCGGCGTTGGTTGCCGCGGTGGCAGTTACCGTATCGATGCGCGACGACAGCGCCGAATCGGCATTCGCCCGCGCCGTCTGCTCCGCGGTGATGGCCGCGGCATTGCCTGCCGCCGTGGCGGCAGTGGTGTCGATGCGCGAAGACAGCGCCGAGTCGGCGTCCGCCCGAGCGGTTGCTTCCTGCTGGATGGCTGCAGCGTTTCCGGCGGACGATGCGCTTACCGTGTCGATCCGCTGGCTTAGGTTCTCGTCTGCCGCCTGTCGCTCGGTTTTCTCGGTTGAGATGGCCGTCGCTCGGGCCTGGGACTCGACCAAGATAGCTGCCGTCCGCGACTGTGCCTCTGCCACGAATCCGTCCTGCCTGGCCTTGGCCTCCGCCGCGTCTGCATTGGCGCGTGCTACGGCCTCGGCTTGAATAGCCGCGACCCGCGCGTCAGCCTCTGCCTTTACCCTGCCAGCCACCGTTTCTGGGTTTGTGGCAGGTCCGTCGATCAGGTCGATTCGGTCAGTCAGATGCTGACCAAGTTCAGACTCGGTGATCTGGCCTGTGATGTACTCAAGGATCACCGAGGCGTCGGCGCTACTCTGCCCCATCACCCAGCCGGACCACGGCCCGATGTTGCCACTACGGTCAATCAGTCGCGCCCTGAACCAAAACGTCACGCCAGCGGACAAGCCAGCCATGGTATGCGTATTGGCCGGGTAGGCGTAGTCGCCCAGATGCAGCGCGTCCTGCTCGGTCTGCGTCGAGCCATACTGAATTTCAGTGCGCAGCGTGTCTTCTGCGCCGGCCGGAAAGCCCCACTCCAGACGGATGCCGAAAACCTCAGGCACCGCATTCAGGAAAGCCACCGCGGGCGGCGTTCCGGCCTTGCCGGCCAGATCGATCGCCTCGCTGTAGCCCCAAGGGCTCGTCACATCCAGACTGTTCAGTGCACGGACGCGGATCTGGTAGGTACCGGCGTAGATGCCGACAACGTCAATCTCCGTGCCGCCAACGCGCCCAGCATAGACCCAGGCCCCGTCGCCGCGCTTCCACTCCACGTCGTAGCGGGTGGCACCGGGCGCAGCATCCCAGAGAATCGTCATTGTGGTGACGGCCATGGTCTGCTCGATCATCCAGTCGCTGATAGCGCGGATATTCGTCGGAGCAGCCTGCACGCTGGAGGGGATTGCCGTGATCGGGCGCTGGCTGATGATCGCCCCGCTGTCGACCGCGGCGTGCTTGCCCTCGACGTACTTACTCGCCGTGATGGCATATTCCAGCGGGCCGGACTCGGCGATGCTGACAATCCGGTAGCGCTGGGCCGCCAGGCTGGTCGATTCCCAAGCCCACACGCTTTGTGCGACAGGCGCTGCGTCGAATGCAGGTGCGACAGTCAGCTGATGCCCGTCTACCGCGACGATGCTGCGGGTCTGCGCTACGCCGCTCGGAAGAATACAGGTCAGCTCATCGCCGCTCTGCACGCCTTCGACCTTATCCACGGTGATGACGGTTGCCGTTGCAGCACTCAGCCGGCCGCCAATACGACGCCCTGCTCGAGCATTGTCAGCCACTCGAATGATCTGCCCTGGACGCGCACGGATACCATCAAGCCCGACAGAGAACGTGACCGTTTCCGTCTCGAGCAGGTTTGTCAGCAGCGCCCAGCGGCCGGCGCGCTGCGCCTGGCCCTGCGAGGTGCAGCCGAGCGCTGTGATCTCGGTGGTCTGCACACCGAAACGCGCAATAGCGTCGTCATCCTGCACGTACTCGACCTTCTGGCGGTACATGTCGGATGGGTCGTTCCAGCCAACCAGAACGGCGCTGTAGCGGGTGCTGCGCTTGCTGCCCTTGTAGCTGAACTTGCCGTTTTTGACGTTGGCGTTGGTGTAGGTGTAGACCGGGTCAGCGGGCATATCGGCCGAGACGATCGCCTGGCCGGCGCCCCAATACGTGATACCGCGGAACACTGCAGCGATGTCCTGCAGCGCCTTGTAGGCATCAGCGCGCTTCTGCAGGTAGAGGTTGCAGACGAAGCGCGGCTCCATACCTCCCTGGCCGTCGCTGACCAGCTGATCGCAGTACTGACCGATCTGGTACAGCCCCCACTTGTCCACCTGGCTTGCATCGATGCGGTCACCCAGGCCATAGCGAGGATGCAGCAGCAGGTCGTAGTACACCCACGCCGGGTTGTTGCTGTACGCCAGCTGGAACGTGCCGTCCCAGATACCGGTGTAGGTGCGAGTTTCCGGGCTATAGTTGCTCGGCACGCGAATGATCCGGCCGCGGGCATGGTAGCCACGGCGCGGCACCGATCCGCCAAACGTTTCTGCATCGAACGAGACGCCAACGATGGCCGAGTTCGGATAGCGGAACTTGGCGTCGATGATCTCGGTGAACGACTTGATGTTGACCGTATCTGCGATGGTTGACGTCGTGCTATTCGGGGTCAGGCGCCGCACGCGTACGCGCCAGCCGCCGGCGCCTGCCGGAAGATCGATGCGCACCGAGCGCTCATAGCCGCCCGAAGTCTTTCCATCAAAGGCGCCCTTGAGCACCTCTTGGTAGGCGGCCATGCCGACCGCTACGTCGATGGCGTACTCGACGCGGTAACCGGTGGTATCGCCGTTGCTTGCGTTTTGTTTAACCAGGCGCGGCACGGCGAAGTTGATGCGCACCGCGGAAAGGTCTGGGTTGGTGACCGAGCGAATCCAGGGCGCAGAGGCCTGCATCTCAACGCCGATGTTGATCTCGTTCTCGACCTGCGGGAAGCCGGCCAGGTAGGACTGATCCTGGCTGCCTGTACGCTGCTCCCAGCTAAAGCCGCTGAAGGACGAGCCGCCGCTGGTCGAGGCCGGAGTTTCGTCCAAGTAGATGGACGCCGAGCCGTTGACGAGCCCGTAGATTTCGCCCTCGGAGATGAGGTCGATCAGGCGGGCATAGGCGATGCTGACGAGGCTGTCCGGCGACTCCTTGGGGGTGCGTGGCTTTGAGCTGCCGCCCTTTGCGCCCTTGATCATTGCTGTCATGCCCGGTCCTCAACGTAAACGCCGCCAGAAATCACCGCAGACCCTACGATCAACTCGCCGTAGAGCAGCGGCACAGGGTTGCCTTGGGCCTCGGTGTTTACCGGGCCGTTGAATGCGTAACTGGAACGGTTATTGGCCGAGTCGGCCGACTCTGCGGCGCTTGGCTGCGGAGAGAGCATCATCACCGCCCCGCCGATTGCCATTGCAGCGCCTGCCATCATCATTGCCGGGCCCCAGGTTGATCCGCCCGTAAAGAAGCCTGCGACGATGAGCACGGCGCCGACCACAACTTGGAATATCCCGCCCTGCTTGGCGCCTGCTGGAATTGGCGCGATCCGAATGTCATCCTTGCCGGACGGGTGGCCAAGCGCCTCAGCGCCGACATTCTCGCGGCCGTAGAACACCGCGTATCCACCCGGCGCATTGGACATGTGGCTCTCGAAGCCAGGCAGCATCACGCACAGCGCGCGCACGGCTTCGGCGGCATTCGCTACGGCCAGGCGGTGAACGCGACCGAACTTAGCCCCCAGCTTTCCGTACAGCCTGATTGTCTTGAGTTTCATGGCGCCAAATACTCACTGTCTTTTCCAGCCAATAGCCGCCATACGGGTCGCGCTTGGAGTCGCGCCCGTAGAGGTGATGGAGGATTGATTGCGGGGCCGGGTAGTGCTCTGGCTCGGAAGCCAGCACGCCCGACTCGAGATAAATGCCAGCGTGGTTCGGTACCGGGGACCGGATCTGCATCAGCACAACGTCGCCGTGCTGCAGGTTGCTCACCGGGTGGAAGCCGGCCTTCGGCAGCAGCTCCCGGTAGTAGTCCTTCCCCTGATCCCACCAGCCGTCCTCGCGCTCGTAGTGGCCGAGGTCGACGCCCATTTCGCGCCGGTAGAAGTCGAGAACGATGGACAGGCAGTCATGCACGCCATGCACGAACTCTCGGCCGATCAGCGGCGCCTGCCAGCCTTCTGGCTTGAGCCAGACGTGCTTGCCCGCCTTGCCCTGCTCCACCGGAATGATTGCCCAGGGCAGGCCAGACTCCTCGCAGGCGACCCTATCCGCCACGCTGGGCTGCGCCGGGTAGTCTGGGTGGCTGTGCACCACGGCCTGGACCTCTCCCTCGCGCATGGCTGCCTTGTAGTCGGCCGGGTCGATGACGAAGTGCTCGGATGGCGTAGAAGCCGCGTTCCGGCAAGGCCGATATTTGCCATCTATCAGGAGGCCGCACGACTCGACTGGATAACATGCCTCGGCGTGCCGCTTGGCCGCTGCTGGTAGTCGCATGATCTGCACCCACAAAAAAGCCCGCGCGTGGCGGGCTGTTGGATTGGAACGGCGTTAACGCACGAGGGCGGCGGCCGCAAATCCTCCAAACGGAAGAGGTGCATTGGCGCCGAACCGCAGCTTGCAGCTCTGCAGTCGCTTGCCGCATTTATCCCGCGCCGCATCCGTCGTGATGATGTCGTACTCATCCGCCACTGGCGGGCCGGTGTAGCCGCATTCCGCGCTCCGGTACCGCCACGAGCAGTGGTTCGCGATGATCTGCCGCCGCGGAAGCTGAACACCCTGAAAGTCCATGGCGCTGGCCAACTCAAACTCCACCGCCTCGGATGTCTCGCCGACCTTCTGCTCGATGAACCAGATCTCCGGTGGAAACTCCTCGTCCGGATCGGCATCGGGCATTCCATCCAGGTACTTGGCCAGCGTCCGGCGACGGGTCAGCTTGGCGCCAACCATGTCGTCGAACTCCAAGCACAGCGCCGTGATGAAGCCGCCAACGTTGCCCATCTTCAGGCTCGGCGACGGGTTGCGGCTGCCGCTCATCTCGAACCCGCTAGCCTCAAGCGGCCATGGGTCGTACTGCACGCCCTTGAAGCTGATCGGCCCGGCGTCGTGGCTGTGGAAGTGGTAAACCTCCGCGCCAATCGCCTCAGCGTCTAGGGTGTAGAGCGTCACGATCTGCCCGGGCTCCAGGCGCTGCACGTCAGTCGAGAGCGTCATGCATGCACCTCTTCAAGCGTCGCAGTCAGCTGGAAATAGCCCGCCCCCTTCGATGTTAGGCTGTAACCGGACCGGCACTTGAACAGCTTCGTCGCACCGAGCGGAGTGACCCACTCGAATGCTTGGTAGCCGCCCTGACGATCCAGAAACTCGGCCATTGCCTTGACCGGCATACCCCGGCCCGATTCCCAGTGCCCCATCGCTGAGATGCGCCAGTTCTCGGACCGGGTGTTGATGCCGTCGCCCGCCTCCTGGGTGTAGCCATCGCCGAAGTCGGTCCGCAGGTTGCGCTGGCTCACCTCGATCGAGGCCGAGTTGTCGATCGGGAAGTCGAAGGTCTCAATCATCGTCCGGCTCCATACAGGTTCCACAACAGCCCACCAGGGCGCGATTCCCGCTCGATCCGCGTCATCACAACTGCGTTGATTGCGTCTGCCGTGACCTGGCCTTGCTTCCTGGCCTCGGCTTCGGACATGCCTGCCTGACCCTCAACCGTGACAGGCGCCTGGATGGTGATCCGTGGAGCAGCGCCCCCGCCCTTCCGGTCTGCCAGGTAATCCTTCAGGTCGGAGTTCGTGCGCCGATCCACGACGCGCTCGCCGCGGTCCAGCAGCCAGGTGCCTTCCTTCGGGATGTTGTCGATGCCGTCATGCGCCATGCCGGCCAGCGCCAGGCTTGAAACAGCGCCGACCATTGGGGACGTTGCTGCCAGCGCAGCAGCAGACGCCGCGGGAGCCATAGCCGGGCCAACGATAGGAATTGCCGCGGTAGATGCATAGGCGTTCAGGGCGGCCATTTGCTGAGAGGCCATCGCATTCGAGGTCAACGCGGTTGCAGCGGTGGCCTGAGTAGTTTTACCGACCAGCATCTGAACCGCCTGGTAGGCCAGCCACTGAGCCGCCATCTCGCCGAGCGCATTGACTGCGGAGCGGGCCAGCCCCTCAAACATCCCGCGCGCAGCATCTCCCAGCGACTCAGCGTCGAACACCATGGACTCGAAGGCATCGCCGAAGCGGCGGCTGAAGCTCTCCAGCATGTTGCCGGCCAGCTCGTCGAAGTTCGTCAGGCTGCTCTCTGCGGCAAGCAAGTACCGCTCCCAGAAGCTCCCGTTGATCTCCAGCAGCTGCTCGCTCACCTCCGTTTCCAGCCGGATCAGCGCCTCGTTGCGCTCTTCTGCCGTGAGCAGCGTTGCGTCCATGATGATCTGGCGGCGTCGCTCGTAAGATGCCTTAATCGCCTCCTCTTCGGTCATCAGCGAGTCGATGATCGACACCGCGTCGCGGTTAGTCTGCTCCTCTGCCTCGTTGACCTTGCGGATTGCCTCAGCCTGCTTCTCGTAGGCTTCAACCGCCTGCAATGCGGTGCGCGCACTTGCCAGCTGAGCCTCCGAAGCACCGTCCATAGCGAGCTTATAGAGCGTCGCCTCGGTGGTGTTCATCCCGAGCATCTTGGCTTGCAGCTCAAGCGCTGAAACCTGCTGCTTAAGGTTCTTTTCCGAAGTCTTTCCGCGTGCCCGCTCTGCTTCTTCCAGCCGGTAGAGCTGCGTGGCCAGCTGTTCGGCCTCTTCCCGCTCCTCCTTGGTGGCCTCTGCGCCGAGCGACTGGATGGCCGCCAGGCGAGCGCGCGCTTCACCTTGCAGCTTCGCCAAGTCCAGCTGCTCGCGCATGCGGGCAATTGCTTTCTGACCTTCAGCGCTCGTCGTAGGCTCTTCCGGGTCGCTCAGTTCGGGCGCCTTGCTGCGCTTCGCGATTTCCTCATCGACTGCCTTCAGGCGCTTGCGGTACTTCTCCAGCGCCTCATCAGCGATCAGTGCCTTCTCTGCGGTGCGCTCCAGCTCTTCGCGCCACTCTTGGGCCTTGGCGCTGCCTGGGTAGCGCTCAAGGTTGCCTTTCAGCGTCTCGACGCGAGCATTGAGCGCGGTCAGTTCGCCGGCGGCGCCGCTGGACTCGGTTTCGATCTTGGTCAGCAGATCCGCGCGCAGAGCCCGCAGGGTTGCATCGCCGAGGTCATTGACCGACTCGGTAAGCAGGTCGACCGGCTGCTTGGCGTCTCGTGCGTTGCTAGCGAAGGTGTAGAGCGCCCCGGCGGCGAGCAAGACCACGCCAGCCGGCCCGCCAAGCAAAGCCATGGCGCTTCGCAGCCCGCCGGCAACGATGGTGCCGACACGCATTGCGCTGTTGAGCGCGTTCTGTGCTGCAGCCTGGTTCGCTGCCGCCTGAAGGGCGACGGCTTGCGCGGCCGACAGGTTGCGGGCTGCGATCGCGTGCGCGTTGGTGCCCTTGGCGGCCTCGAACTCTGCCTTGGCTACGGCGAGAGCCGCCATAGCCGATTGACGCTCAGCGGTCGCCCTGGAAGCCGAGACAGCCAGCGCCTCGCGCTCTTTGGCGATGCGAATGACCGTTGCAGTGACCGCCTGGCCTTGAGTGGCGGTGTAGGCGAGCATGGCTGTGACCAGCCGCGCGCCAACTGCCACGGCGAGATACTCCGCTGCAGTGCTGATGCCGTCCAGCGCACCCTTCATCGCCTCAGTGTCTTCGCTGAACGCGAGTACTGAGTCAGCGGCCGAGATGATGCTGTTGGTGACGCCCTGAATGGCCCCGCTCTGGTTCTCGAATGCGACGAGGATCGCGGTTGTTGCTGTCTTGGCGCGAACACCTGCATCGGTCAGGTTGCTCGCCATGTTGGCGGCGGCCTTGGCGTTCTCGTCCAGGGACTTGCGCAGACCTTCGGACAGATCGCGCGCAGAGAGCTTCCCGGCGGCGCCCATTGCGCGGATCTCGGCGGCGGAACGACCTGTTGCCGCTGCGATGTCATTGATCACCGATGGCAGGGCCGCGGTGATTGTTTCCCACTGATCGGCGGCCACCTTGCCGGTGTTCATCGACTTGGAAAAAGCCGCTATCGCTGCCTCTGCGCGGTCAGCGCTGGTGGCGTTCTTCACGAACGCATAGGACATGGAGTCCGTCACGTCCAGCGCCTGCTGAGTCGAGTAGCCCATGCTCCGCAGGCTGTCAGCGGTGCGGATGTAGAGCTCTTGTGCCTCTTGCAGCGAACGGTAAGTGCCATTTGCGGTGGCCAGCAGACGGCGCTGCACAAGCTCGAACTCGGCCTGGCTGCTCGTGGCCATCTGCACGCGCTCGGCCATTTCCTGATAGGTCTGCACCAGGCCAGCAGCAGAGCGAAGCGCGGTCGCGGAAACAGCGGCGGCCAGGGTTGTGCCTAGAGCAGCAACTGCGGTCTTCAGCTGAGAGGCGGCCGTCACATTGCGGCGAGTCTGGCGCTCCAGCTGATCAAATCCGCCCTCAGCCTTGCGGGAGGCAGCTTCCAGGCGATCCAGGTCGCTCGCAGCCTTCAGGCCGCTCGTGCTGTCCACACTCAGGACAAGGCGGGCGTATTCGGTCATGCTTTTCTCCAGGCATGAAAAAGCCCGCACTAGGCGGGCTTCGTGAGGTCATTTACTACTGCTTTGGCGGCGAAGACTGCTGCATGACTTTGTAAGAGGCTTCGATTGTTTTCTGGCTTGCCTCCATCATATCGGCTGTCAGCGTCTGGTTTCCCCATCGCGCAACCTTCCCGTTCTCGAAGGTGACCACCAGTCGATCCTGGGCGAGCTGTTCGTTATCTACCGGGGTGAGGCCCATCACGACCGGATTCCAGTAGATCCAACGCTCGCGATCTTCGTTCACATCAGTTCTTCGGGGGATGCCCATGGTCGCCTGTACGTCAGCTTTTGACATTCCCAACGACAAGTTCATGGACTGCCGGTTGTAATCGATACGATTGTTGGCGCAGCCTGCGATGATGAGCAGCGCGGCAACGATGAGAATCTTGCGCATGGTTCCCCTCCCTGTTTGAAAGGGCCAGATTATCACCGATTCTCGGCCATCGCCTTCAGTGCAGCGCGCTCCATGATCTGGATCGCCTCCAGGTGGTCGCGCTGCTGCTTGCGCTTGACGCGGTTCATGCGAAACAGCGACTCAAGGGCCGAGTAGTCAAGCCCTGTCGGCCCATTCATGCCCGTGCGCCATTGGGTCTGCATCGAAAGGAAGATGTCGAACACCTGCCAGTTCTCTGGCCAGATTCCGAACCGCTCTTCCGGGAAGTCTTCGGGGCGAAGGCCGAAGCGGGCCATCTCTTCGGGGTCGGCGTCCTTCCTGAAAAGCCGCTCGACCGCCCCCTCTAGTTTCCCCGGCGGCCGTCCACCAGAGCGGTTATGTACGCGGAGAAGATGGCTTTCGGGGCCATGACGTAGTTCTTGCACAGCAGCTCAATGCTGGCGGCGCAGAATTCTTCTTCGAGATCCCAGCCGGCGAGCATTTCACCGAGCAGGTCTGGGTCGCTGATCTTCTTGTTCTTGATCAGCGCGTCGAGGCTGTCCTTGTCGCGGTGCTTGAACTCGAATACCGGCTTGGCAACCTGGCCGTCAGGCAGCGGGATTTCTACCGGCGCCTTGAAGGTTGGATTCGGGGTCAGGGTGAATTTCACGCTCATGGATCGTCCCTATCTGGAAAGAGTAGGCCCGCCGAGTGACGGGCCTTGCTGCGTTAGGCGGCGTAGCGCATGGGCTCGGAAGTGAGCGACACGGTGCTCTGCAGGCCCATCAGCTCGTTCTTGGTGAGCGTCGGGGTCTTGTTGAGGGTCACGTAGCCGTTGTAGAAGATCGCGGAGCCGGACGGCAGCACGACCGACACCGCACGGGGAATGCGGTCATCGTTGGCGTCGGACAGGATGCTGTACCAGGGAAGCTCGGCATCGTCGCCGATGGTCATGGCGAAGCTGGACGCGCTCTTGACGGTCGGGATCTGGTGCTCGACATCTTCCTCGAGGAACGAGTAGGTGACGAACTGCTGCTCGCCGCCCGAAGTGGTGAACTCCAGAACCTGGGTGATCTGCTGCCAGGTGCTGACCTTGCGCACGGAGCCAGCACCGCCGCCGGCCGGATACAGGTTGGTCGAGGTGGTGTTGATACCCTCGAGCTGGAAAGTATCAGCAGTCACGCCGGCAACTCGGGCGACACGACTGTTCAGGCGCGACCAGCCGGAGGTGACCTCGACGATATCGCCGTTGGCCAGGCCATGGCCTTCTGCGGTTGCAACAGCTGGGTTGGCGTTGGATACAGCGGTGACTGTGATCGGCGCGGCATACGCGGAAGCGATGGATACTACGGCGCCGTTGGGTAGGCTCACACTCATGGGTTTTTCCTCTGGGTATAAAAAAACCGCCTCTCGGCGGCTCTGGATTGCCCAACGGGCGGTTAAATCGTGTCGGCCCGGTAGGTGAAGCTCACCGGAACCATGAAATGCGTGTCGCCTGTGATCGGCGGACCCTCGCTGCAAGGGCTGATGATCTGCACTGCGAAAGCGCCAGACGTAAGGCGATCGTTCAGCGGGAACAGCTCGGCAAGGTCAGCAGCCAGCGTTTCCGCTTCTGTCGGCCCCTTGCCTTTCGGCACAAACACGCTGATCTGACACACACCACTGTATTCGCGGTGCGCTCCGGCGAGGTCTGCGCTATCGGTCGGCGCCTTGAGCAGATGAAATTTCAGGTACTGCCCGGATGGCGGCGTGAATGCCACGTTTTCCCACGCTACCGGGATCGTGCGCGCAGTCGCGAAGGCGTTCAGCCTGCCCTGAAGCAGCGAACGAATCAGCTTATGAGACATGGTCACACCTTGTTCTTGGCGACGGCCACGGCGACCATCTTCTGCACCCTGGCGAAGTTGATACGGACCATTCCGGCCGGGGCTTGGGTGCTGCTTCCGTATTCAAGCGAGTAGATGTAGGGCAGGTTGTTGGTCAGGAACACCTCCTGTCCCGCGCCCTCGGGCGTTTTCGCTTGAACCTCTGTCAGCGCCTGTGCGCCGCTCTTGTCGTCACGATCAATCTCGTTTGGCGTTGGCTGGCCTACCGATGTCTGCCAGTTACCGCGGGCCCGGCCGGTATCGACCGGCGTCGAGCGAATCACGCTGGAGAACAACTCAAGGGCTGCGGTACGCGCGATCTTGTCGTGTGCCTCCGCGGTCTTGACCGCAAACTGCCGAACATCATCAGAGAACGACATCAGCGCCTCCCCTGGACCTCGTAGGCCAGCACGTCACCAGTCGGATCCAGCGTCAATATGCTGACGATCTGCCACACCTGGCCGGCTGCGGTAATCGTCGTCTCCAGCGTTGGCGGCCATTCGAGGCCAGCGGCGCCGAAGAAGATCTTCTTGTCGTCGCGCTTGATCATCGAGCCATCCGCGTACTGCGTGCCTGATGATTGCAGGCTGTAGTTGTCGAGAATGGCCTTGGTCGTCTGCGTGAGCGTCTGGCCCGGCGTCGTTTCGCCCGTCACCGGGTCATAGCCGCCGACCTGCTCGAGCGTCAGCGTGATCGTTTCGCCGATCTCTTCGACGACAGCCAGCGCCTCGGCAGCGCCTTGTAGAATCTCGTCGCGCAGTGACATATCAGCCCCTCACCAGCCTGACCTGGCCCTTGTTCGACCAGGGCTTAATGAGCGCCAGTGCGAACGACTCGGCGGCGGACAGCGCCTTGCTGCCCTCCTTGAAGGTCTTGCTCGACTGGACCGGGCCGGCAGTCACGCTCGTGCTGACAACCTCACGCTCCTGAGCGCCGTAGAGCCCGCCCGAGGCCGCCAGTTGAGCGATTTCCGCCCCGGCCTGTACGACGGCATCCGGAACTTCGGAAAACGTCGCAGTCAGCCGCTCAGCGAGCCAGACGTTAGCCATCAGCACCGCGCGGGCCTTCTTGTCTTCGGTGGTCCAGTCGGACCCCAGCAGGCCGTCGACCTGCGCGATGGTGATGTACTCGGTCATTTACTCGGCCTCGGTCGGCTCTGGCTTGGTCTTTCGGGCGCGCGGCTTGGGCGCCTCGTCTTGCGGCTCGACTACCTCGCCAGGCGGCGCGAATCGAGCGTCGATGATCTTGAAGCCCTGAGCACGCAGCTCGGCCTTCCGTTCCGGCGTGACCGGATGGGGTTCGTACTTAATCTTCTGCTCGGACATTTCATCCTCCAGAGAAACGGGGCGAGCCGGAGCCCACCCCTATCGGTTACTTGGTCGCGTCACCGATGGTGATCACGCCAGCCGAGGCCTTGATCGAGTTCGCTACCAGATCCCAGTTGGAACCGGTGGCCAGCTCGGCGTCGGTCGGAGACTTGCCACCGTTGGCGGTGTCCCAGGTGTAGCCGCGCAACGCCAGACCGAATGCATAGTCGGCCTGGAAGGTCGTCTCAATGCGGCCCTTACCGTTGCTGGTCTCGATATTGGTGATCAGGTCGGAACCGTCCATCACCATGCCGGCGCCATCAGCCAGCGACAGCACCTTCTGCTTGTCCGGAGTTCCAGCTTCGAAAAGCGACGGGGCATCAGTCACGATTACGGCTTTACCGAGGATATCGACGATGGTGACATCACCGGCGCGGAACAGCTGCTGGGCGTTGCCAAGGTTCTGGCCGAGAAGCTTGTGGAAGGTCACGCCGTTCATTACCTGCGCTACCAGACGGCCGGAAGCATCGCCGAACTTGGCGTGCGCGGAGTTGATGGCGGAGTAAGAAATGCCAGCCGTTGCCGACACATCGTTCGTCGCAGCGGCCTGGTTGCTGATGGCGGCGACCAGCGCGGCGAGTACAGTGTTCAGCTGATCGGCGACGATTGCCTCGGACAGGTTGCGGCTGATGACTTCGAGCGCTTCCTCCGGGCTCTTCTGAATCCAGGAGAGCTGCGAGGGCTCCCACAGGATCGGGCCGAAGCCGCCGGCTACCTTAACGGCGTCGTACTGCTTCTGGGAGAGCGCGGTTGCCGACTGAGCGCCGTTGGCGGCGTAGCGATCGACGCGGCGCTGGGCGCCATGCAGGCCGGCCCAGAAGGATTCTTGCAGGAAGTCGCCGTCGATGCCCTGCGTGGTCAGGCGGATGGCGCCGGCCGAGGCGGCGTTGAACTTCTCAACGTCCTGGGCCAGAGTTTCGATGGTGGTTTGCTTGAGGTATTCGTTGAATACCTTCATATCGGACAGGGCCATTGGGCCTCCTTATGCTTGAGCGGTTCGGGCCTTGATGGCTGCGAGGCGTTCTTCCTTGCTGCCGCCAAGGTTTCCTTTTGGTGGTGTTTGCTGCCCATTCCCGTTTTGAGCGCCGCCGCCAGTGGCGCCGGAAGCCTTGAGAATGGTGTCGCGGTAGGGGTACGAATCGACGAGGGTTTCCAGCGCTTCATCGAAGTCGGCCAACTCACCCGGGCGCGCACGGCTGAAGATCTTGTTGCCGTTGGCGTCATAGGCGACGACCTTGCCGTCCTCGATCTTGAAGCGATTCCCGAAGGTGGCTTGCACCATGTCTGCCGGGACAGCCAGCTTCTCGGCGATGACCTTGGAGCGAGCGAAGCTGCCGCCGATCTTCTCGCCGTACAGTTGCTGCTCGAGGGCCTGCGCCTTGGTGTTGGCTTCGTCCAGCTGGGCCTGATAGCCCTTGGCGATTTCCTGCTTCACCTTCTCGACCTCGCCGGCATCCACCAGCTTCTTCGCGTCGAGATTTGCGACGATCTCCAGAGCCTTGCGAGCCGCCCCGGCGTCATCGATACCTTCGAAGGCCTTGGCGGTCTTCTCGGCAGTCTCAGCGCGCTCGCGGTGCTGCTTGGCTTCGGCGTTCAGTCGGGTGATGGTCGCCCGGGTGCCAACCGCATCGAAGGCAACCTCTTTGCCGTCGTCCTCAACGTAAACGGGCTTGCCGTCTTGGATTTCGGCGTACTGCTTGCCATCGACTTCTACGGTCTTCAGTTTCATCTCGTCTTTCTCCGGCCATCCGGCCATTGCGTTGAGCCATCCGGCCCGGTGGCGCCCCGTCCCATCCGAAACTGCGGGCATAAAAAAACCGCCATGCGGCGGTGTGTTTGGCTGGGAAGGCCTTATGCGGCCTCAAGTCCCAATGTCATTTGCAGCTGCTCGCGCCAGTGCTCGACCTGAGCAATCAGGCCAGGCTTGCGCCAGCGGAATTTGGCAAGTTCGCTGCCACTCAGGCTGGCGATATCGCTTGCATCGGAAAGAGCCTTGCAGGCTTGGTCGAACTGCTGCTTTTCGGTCAGCTCGCCGCGCAGCAGGGCATCGATGTGCAGGTCGCACCAGACGGCGAACTTCAGGTCAAGCCAGCGGGCGAAGACCACGGCGAGCTTCGGGTGCAGCCAAGTGCCGCCACCGCGGCCACGGCGGGCCTGAATCAAATCCCCGGAATCTCGGGTATTTAGAGCCTCAGCCAGCGCGGCCAGATATTGCTGTGTCTCGGCATTAGCCAGCCAATGATCCAGCCGCTTGCCGAAGCGATCAGCGATCGGCGTCGCGTTGATCCAGCCCTCGCTATTGAAGCGCACCGGCTGGCCCTGGTAGTGGAACGGAATGACGTTGCTATCGCGCATCTGCATTACCTCGCTCACCAGTCGAGTAGGAACGCAGCGGGGCGGACGGATGAGCGAACATCCGCTTTTCGGCTGTACGGGCCTAGCTGCGTGTTGGTTTGCCTTTCGGCTGAAACGAAAAAGCCCCGCACGATGGCGAGGCTCTAGAAATGGAAAACCCGGCGCGGGGCCGGGTCTGGTGTCGCTATCAGGTCAGCAGAGCACGACGCGCTCACCCCGCATAAAGCATGACGCGCACAGATGCTGCTTAGTGCCTCCGCTGGCCTTGCCGTTTTTGTAGATGACGCCGACCTTAGTCTCGAACACCTCTCCACCGCCGCACCGATGGCAGCGCAGCAGGTGGGCCGCCTGGGGACGCTTCTGCATCACCTTGCGAGCCTTCTGGCGTGGTTCGTCGTCTTTGGCAGCGCCTTCGATGACGTGGAGGGTTGGCTTTCCGGTCATTGGGCCATCATAGCCCAGCCTTCTCGAAAGCGGCAGCGTCTCGTTTGCGCAGTTCGTCCAGGGTGTATACCTTGCCCTTCGAGTCGGTGAAGCGATCCACGGTCAGCCCACCGCTACGAAACAGCTTGCCGCGCTCCGGGCCTAGCACCTCGTCTTGGAAGGCCGCCGGCTTGCCCTTGAGCCACTGCCCATAGGTGAGGCCGGCAGCGACCTGCCCGTCCATGCTCGCTTGGGTGCCGGGGTCGATGTCGCTCTTGCTCAGCCCCAACGATTCCCATGCCGATTCGAGCACAGGGACGGACGTACTGCGGCAGTTCCAGTGACGCGGCGGCTGCGGCCCCTGCCCGATGGCGAACGTCTTGCCAGATAGCGAGGCGCACGTGATCGTGGTGCGGCCATCAAGGGTGGCGAGGAACTGCCACTGCTTGACCAGATGGTCATTGGCCTCGAACAGCGCTTGCCTGGCGTAGTTGGCTGTGTGATTGACGGCAGTACGCACAAGCGCCTCAGCGCCGCGCCGGTCGATCTCCAGCAGGCCGTCAGCGTACTTGTTCGTGCGAGTACCACGCAGCCGGCGAACCATCTGACTGATCGTCTCACCCTCCACGAACCCCATACGGATGGCATCGCGGATTCGAGCGGCGCGTGCAGCCTCGATGCCGGCCAGCGCCTCGGACAACAGCTTGCCCTGGAAAGGCCTGGCCATCGCCGCGGCATAGACCTGATTGGCGGATATGGTGTTCAGCGCCAATTGCTCTGCTACCTGCGCAGGCAACACGCTCTGCAGCGCGCGATGCTGGTAGCTGGCCTCATAGCCGGCGAGCTGCAGCAGCTCTTCGTCCAGTTCGACGCCAATCTGGCGGTAGGCCTGGGCGTTCAGTCGCTGCACGTTGGACAGCAGCGAATCCAGCCGCTGTACCGTGAACGACTCCGGCGTCATCGACTCCAGCGCCACGAGCAGCTGCGCGAACAGATCCTCGTCTACCCGATTCAACAGCCCGATCATGCGCCGCACGACGCCATTGCTATAGCGCGTCAGATCGATCGCATGGGCAATGGCGAGATCCGCTAACCGCTCGTTTGCCGTCGCCATCAGATCACCCCAAGGGCCGGGCCTTGATTCTGGATTCGCTCGAGCTCGTCAGGCCAGTCGTACTCATCGCTGATGATCCCGCGCCGCTGCATCTCAGCGAACAGGGTTTCATCGCTGAGCTTGCCGGAGTTGGCCATCTGCAGCAGCTGAGGCACCGATACTTCCGGCGCCCAATCCTGATCGAAGTTGCCGCGCATCTCGACCATGCCGCCGTCTGGCAGCGCGAGATAGTCGGCCATGACCTGCAGCATCTGCGCGAGGGCATCAGCGAACTGGTTGGCCATGCGAGCCAGCGGGGACAGCTCTTGCGCCGCCTCCTCGTTCGCCTGGGTCGCCGTCTTGGTCTGCTGCTTCTCTTTCTGCAGCAGCTTGGCGCCGGCCATCCGCATTTCTTCGATCAGGTCTTGCAGCGACTCCCGTCCAGCGTTGATAGCTGCTCCGGTGTGCTCAACGTACTTCGCATCGCCGTCTTTCGGCATGCGGGTCGCGCTGCCTGAGCTGATCACCAGCTCGAACTGCTCGTCGTCGGTGAAGGTGAACAGCAGCGGCACTCGGGCGACGTGCAGGAGGTTGTCCTGATCGCTCTGGGACTGCCAGTGCTTGACGTTGAGGTGCGCCAGTTCGAGCAGCGGCGGCTTTGCCGTCAGGAAGCCCGTGCGGCCGGTGTAGAACGATACGAGCGGCACGTAGCCGAGGCTGGTAGTGCCTTCGTCGTGCTGGACCCATGCGCCGCCATTGTCGGCCTTGCGGTAGGTGCGCCACGCGCCAGGCTCAAGGACTCGCACCTGGGCGACCGACTTCACGCCGAACTCGCCGTCAGCCTCCTCGATCGACTCCATGTAGCGGAACTGCGCAAGCTTGCCGCCGTCGACCCGCCAGCCAAGAACCTGCTCGGGGCGGATCAGCACGGCATAAGGGCGAACCCCTGCAGCGATCTCGTCCGCGCGAGTGCGGAGGCCTTCGGCGCGCGGGTACTCAACCAGCACGTGGCAGAGGCCATGGCTTAGCGCATGGCGGAATAGGTCGACCGACCATCTGTTCAGGTCGTTGCCGGCAAGGTCGATGTCCTGGCACAGCTCAACCAGGCGCTCCGGCACGTCGTCGCCCAGCTGCAGCGGCTCAGCGAACACACGGGAGGTCATGTTGTTGACCGTCTCAGCGTAGGCCGGCAGCAGAGTGGAGAGGCGCAGGCGCTCCTTGTAGGTATCGTCCTCTTCGGCCGGGTACTGAGGCAGCAGAGCACGCCCGGCGGCCCGCATAGCCTTCGTGCCACCCATCAGCGGCGCAACAATGGCCCAATCCTCGCGCATGGCGTCCACGGCGGGGATTGTTTGGCTCGGGTCGTTGCTGCTCATGGGCGTTACATCCGTAGCGATTGAGTTGAGGTAATGCGCTTGATGATTGGGAAGCGGTGAACGACGAAGTACCCGAAGGCATCGGCCGGGTCTTCCGTGCCGTCCTTGTTGGGCTCGCCGTGTTCGTTGTATGCCTGCTGCTCGAGCACCTGAGTGGTGACCGGGCATTTGTCGGTGTTGACCTTCAGCCGGCGCACGCCCTCGCCATTCAGGAACATGGCGTTGACGGCCAGCACCCGGTCACGAACCATTGGGTTAGCCGGGTTGACGCGAACCGTAAAACCGGCCTGCTTGAGCAGGCTGTGGTCCGACTCGCTGCCGTTGACGCTCTTACGGTTCTTGCCGCTGGCGTCTGGGTAAACGGTGATCTTGTGGCCCGGGAATCGCTCAAGCAGCGCAGCGATCATTGCCGGCGTGTCGAATAGGCTGGTCAACTCATCCAGTTGCCGCGGCTCACCGTCACGAATGACGAACACGCAGGCCGCCATCCGATTGATATTGAAGTCCATACCTACATGCAGCTCCTCACCCGGGCGAATCGTCTCGTCGGTGTGATTCAGCCGCCTGCAGAAGTTCGGGTAGACCGACCCGCTCACCAGGTTGACGAACTGGCCGTCAATGTAGGCGTCGACCAGATTGGCCGGGTACGACTCACGCAGCGAAGGGATGTAGTCCTTCGGCAGGTTCTTGGCGTTCTGCCGCGTGCTGGCGTGGACGATGCCATACAGCGGACGCTGGCTTGGGTTCGCGGCCAGCTCCTTGACGAACTTGCGATATACCCAGTTGAACCCCTCCGGCGTGGTCGTCACGTCGATGGTGTTCTCTCCGCGAGTCGGCCAGACGGTCGACATACGGGCGATGATCTTCTTCCAGGCGCTATCAGCCTTCTTGATCGGCATGCAGTCGATCTCGTCGACCAGGGCGTGCGCGATGTTGAAGCCGACGATGCGGCCAGGGTGCTCCATGCTCTTGCAGACGATCGTCGACAGGCAGCGGCCTTTCGAGTCGCGAAGATGCACCCGCTTGTTGCTCGGCACGATGTCGGCGAACAGCCCGAATGCCTCAGCAACACCCGGTATCGTGTCGTAGAAGATGTCCGCAATCTGCGGATAGGTCGGTGCGAAATAGCCCTGCGGAATGCCAGGGTGCTCCAGTGCGTTGATACACAGCCGCACGCAGCCTACGAACGTCTTGCCACTTCGATACCCGCCGACGAACGCAGAGAACTTCTTCGGGTGACTGATGAACTCGAACTGCGGCTTATTGAGCTTCAGGGTCGCTTGCATCTTCCACCCCGATAATGACTTGCTTGGGTTCAGGCAGGCCTTGATTCGGGTCTTCCAGTTCGCGGCGCAGCTTTTCGTTGGTCAGGCGCTTGCCTTCCAGATCCTCGCGGGTCTTTGTCAGCGACTCGATGCGCGCCAGGTAGCGATCAGCCAGCAGGTCGTAACCGTCACCCTTCGCCATCAGCACACGATTGAGCAGAACCTTGGTTAGTCGTAGCTCTTGGTCGATCTGGTCAATCTCGGCTGCCTGGAAGTCGGCCTGCTCTTCGTCAGTCAGGTACTTGCTGTAGATCGAGCCAGGCTTGGCGGCATTTCTGTTGCCTGCCTGATCCTTTGGGCCGCTACTCTTGCCGCCGTGCAGCTTGCAGCGTTTGGAACCCGGTATTGCGTGCCGCTTGCATGGTTCCCCGCTGCGGGTCTTAGCTCCGCATAGGGCCATGGCTGGGCCTCATTCATGGGGTTGGTTATCGCGAACGAATCATTCGACGTCGTTCGAACGTCATTCGATGACCTGCTGCATCCACTCCTCCACGATCCGCTGCAACACTGGCTCGGTCAGGATGCTGGATGGCTGCCTTCCGGCTATTACGTCGCGAAGGAGGCTGTGCGGTATCTGGTGCACCGCGTCAGACGCATCGATGATGACGTGAGGCTGCCTGTCGGTTAGCTCTACGACGTTTTGCATGGGTGCGCTCTCTGTTTACTGCCTTCCACGCCTCCATCCCCACCATCAGGCATACGCATAGAGCGATGCGAAGTAGCAGGAGGATGGCATGTAGGCGTCTCACTTCGGTTCACCAGTCACCTTCGGCTGCGACACCACACGGGCGATAGCCATAGCCACGCCGAGAACCATGTTCACGCTGGCCCATGCGACTGGGTTGATGTGGCCTTCGAACGCTACCCATGCACCGGCTGCTGCGTTGAGCACTGCGGTGAGGATGGCGAGCTGCACACTGGTCAGACGCCATGACTTGCGCCATTCGGGAATCAGGTTCATGCGCCGAACCCCTTGGCAACGAACGGCCACAGCTTGTCGAACACGGCAACCAGCACCACGCCGGCGCCAATCCCATAGGTGAGCTTGTTGCTCAGTGTGTCCACCTTCCCGGCTACCTCGTCCTGGCTCTCTCCGATTGCGGTGAGCTGGCGGGTCATGTGCTCGAACTGCTGCTCGAGCTTGGTCAGGCGGTTGGGTGACTGCGCGTGGTCGCGGTCGAATCTGTCGAGGCGGTGCCGGGTGACGGCCGCCTCTTGCTCCAGGGCGCCGACTCGCTCATGCACTGTCCTGCCCTCATGGCTGTCGGTCATAGTGGAGTCTCGTTGGTGATTGGTCCGGCCTCACATGCAGCAGCCATCCGCCTATGAGCAAGGAGGCAGGCATGGGGCCGGAAGAGGGTAGGGCTTAGCCCTGTTCGTGCAGGCGCTGGCGGAGCAAGTAGCCTTCCAGCAGCCAAATCTTGTTGCGTGCGTTGTCGCGGGCGATCTTCCGTCCGATCTCGGCGTTGAAGTTCTCCGGAGAGGCACATGCACTCTCACCAGTGACGGTGAAGCCGTTCTTGAGAACCAGAACACAGAAGGTCATCAGGCCAAGCTCGCCGTGATATCCGGTCAGCCTCGTTATCTCGTCCTGGCTGTTGAATGCCTCCTTCACGCCATCCTCAGCGGTGAAGAAGTACTCACCCACAATCACCGAATCGATCAGGGCGGGCGTCAGTCGCGGCGCATTCAGGCCTTTGGCTTGGATCTCTTGCTCGAGTGCTGCTTCATTGGTCGGCATCGCGTCTTCCTCTAGTGGGTGCGATAACAAAAAAGCCCCGCACTAGGCGAGGCCGGAATAGGGTTGGGCGCATGGTGGCGAGCCATTCAAACGGCCTTTAGCGCCCGAAACTGGTATTTGTTTGCCGACTCAAGCGCGGATTGGCTTTCTAATCGGCATAAAAAAACCGACACAGAGGTCGGCAGGAACAAAAAAGCCCCGGCATTTCTGCTGGGGCTTTCCGTAACTCTAACTGGCGTTTTGAAGGGCTAAGTTTACGAGGCCGAACCCAACAAGCGCCAAACTAAACCGTAGGATGTCTAGCAATACCTTAAACGCGTAGGGCTGTCGCCAAACAAACCCCTACGCATAACTCAACCCGAACACGAATTGAGAGAGCCGAAACGCTCAGGGCGAGCATTTACAGCATGGGGAAATCATGCAGCTAGCCGCACGGGAAGTCAAGGACTTTTTCTCACTCATTCACGCCGCCTCTTTCCACTGGTACAGCAGGCCAGAAACCGGTGCCAGAGCGGCCTTGTCCATGTCATTGCAGGCCTGGAAGAACGCATCGATATGTGACTCCCACTCACGGGTCCAGTTCTCACTGCAGAGGCGCACGCCGTACTCGTCGAAGAGCCAGGCGCGGAAGGTCTCAGGGGTCGGCAGCGGGTCAGGCGTCGAACTCTGCCCTCCCTGATGCTGGCGGCGGTACCGGTACAGCACGCCCTTGGCGACGTACTGCGCCTTCTCGCGCTTGACCTCGGTCATACGCGGCAGCTTGGCGGCAGCCATGGCGAAAACCAGCTCCTCGGCAATCTCCCGATGGTCGTCGTCGGCCAGTGGCGAGTACATCCAGTGGCCGAAGCACTGCAGGCTGGCCGGCAGCGTACCGATTACCGACTGCACCATTCCGCACAGCGCCTGGTCGAGCGCCACGTCGGTGCGGCGGTCCTTCTCGGTCTTCTGGATGCTGGCTCCTAGCTGGCCAACCTCCAAGGCATAGGCAGTGGTCGACTCACGGCGCTGGTACATGCTGTCATGCCAGAGTTGACGCGCGCTGTTCATCTTCATGCTGCTTCCCCCTTGAGCATGTCGGCTGAAACGATGATTCGCCCCACTTCGCCATGTTCGGCGTGGTAGGTGATGACCTTGGCGTCTCGCCCACTCATCCACCCGCCGCGGCTTGCGTGACTGTCTGGCGCAGCCAGGGTGCGATGCTGCTCGATCTGCATGGTGTTGGTCTCACGCAAGACGTTGTGATGCAGGTGGCCGGTGTGCGCGTAGCTGTGCTTGGTGCGGCCGAAGACTTCGCGAAACTTGGCGATGAACACTGTCTCGAGAGAGTCCATCCGCTTCTTGTGGCCGTGGTGGAAGAAGAGCGACGTGCGTCCGTGCTCGATGCAGTAGTACGGGTCCGGACGGGTGATGACCTCGATGCGGGGCTCGTCCGCATACAGGGCGGCGAACAGCTCGCGCAGCCAGGCGCTCGACGCCAGATCGTGGTTTCCCTCAGCCATCAGGAGAACGACGCGCTCGTGCTTCTGCAGCAGCATGGCCGTCACTCGGCGGATGACGCTGATTGCCACGCGGACCAGCTTCTGGAACCGAGTGTCGGCGTCGAGGACGTGGCCGGATGTCGGGGTGACCGCCTGGATACCATCCCAATGCAACAGATCCCCAAGCTGGGCGAATACGCCGGTATGGGAGTCAGGCGCCTGGGCGATGGCGGCACCAAACCAGCCGACCAGCGTGTCCTCGGCGATCTTCATATCCCAAGCTACGCCCGTCTCCTCCGCCCAGGCATTCATGCCGAGGTGGTAGTCGGTGATGACGTAGCAGTTGAGTAGGTGCGCAAGCGTGTGCAGCGGAGCCGGCAGCGCCTTGGCCGGCTTGATGTCCAGAGCCAGCGCCTTGACCGCCTCCTTCATCAGTTCGGCCTGGCGCTCATGGTCGATGCTGGACTTGACCCACTGCAGCTTCTGCTCGCCGTCCTTGCCGTACAGTGTCGACGTGCCTTTCAGGTGGAAGCCGTCCGGCACGCTCTTGGTCATGTCGTGCTCCGGGCTCCACCCCTGACGAGCCAGGCGCGCCTTATGGGTGTAGACGTTGCGCTCGTGCAGCCCAAGGATCTGCGCAGCCTCTGCCACAGTGCGGCCAGTCAGCGCGGCCTTGATTTCGTCGTCTGTCGCTTTGCGTGCGGCCATCAGGCTGCCTCCCCTTTAGCCCCAAACCGGGCGATCAAAATGGCGTCGGCCACCGCTTGCCCCTTCCCTTTCAGGTCGAGAATGCGGAGGTCCGGGTAGAGCTGGATTGCGCGGGAGCGTGCCGC